TTGGTTCGCAAGATAGGTTTTAATTGATTCGTTTTGTTGTGCTATAGAACTTTCTAAGGCTATTTGATTGCCTTTTAATGTTGATATGTTGTCTTGAAGTCTATCAATATACCAAGCACTACCTGATATTGAGACTAACAATAAACCACCTAGTATTATTGATAACTTGAATCCCATAAAGAGATTCTATATTGGAATTAGTTTTTATACAATTTTCTAATTTTATCTTTTATAAATGGAGCATATATAACTACAGGTTCTTCTTTGCCTTTTACCTTAATTTCATCAATACGCTGACAAGCTGTATTTGCTTCATTGTAAGTATATTCAGATATAAGTATTGGCGTGTCATAGGTTCTTGTTTGTACTTCTAATCTAGCACCAAGATTGACTGCATCACCAACAACTGAATAATCAAACCTTAATTCACTACCCATATTGCCTACAATACAAGTACCAGTATTTACTCCAGTTCCAATAACAACTGGTGGTAAATCTAATCCATCTTCTTTTAATTGTTTGTTAAGTTCTTCTGTTAAAAGCTCAATTTCAATAGCAGTCTTTACACCCATTTCTGCATGATTCTCACAGGGCAAAGGTGCGTTCCAAAATGCCATGATACAGTCACCCATATACTTATCTATTGTTCCACCATTGTTAAGTATTAATTTAGTCATTCTATCTAAGAATAAATTAATTAGTTCTACTAAGCCTTCAGGGTCATCATTTTTCATATAGGCTTCTGATATAGGCGTAAAACCTACAATATCTGCAAACATGAAAGTCATTTCTTTTCTATCTCCACCTAGCTTCATTAATGATGGGTCTTTAACAATCATATCTACCATATCAGGCGATATATAAGTACCAAATTGACCCTTAATCTGTTCTCTTAGTTTCCATTGTTCTCTAAAGCGTAAATAAAATGCTATTGCACCTGTAATAAACTGTGAAATCAAAGTCCATGAAACATCTATTAGCAAACCCCTGTGGATAAGTGCATATCCTGTATAAGCTGTTGATAACATTATTCCTAAACCTAATACTAAACCCCAAGTTATACCTAAAGCGTTTAACAGAAACCATATAAGGCTTATTGATACTAAAAATATAAGTATTTCTAGTGCTAATGCCCAATCAGGTATATAAGGACTATCTTGTATTAAGATTGATTCTGCTAAAGCACTTTGTATTTTGTGTGGTTCTAATAATCCAACTGGAGTTGCTATCTGTGGCATAACACCATTAGCTGTTACTCCTACAAAGACAAACTTACCTGCTACATCCATTTCTTTTAAATCAGTTTGTGGTGTATCTACCCAACTAATCCACTTACGACCAAGACTATCTGTTTTGACTGGTGGTATTCCTCTAATTGATATTTCCTCTATACCATTATCATTAGTTTTTATAATGTAAGTTTTAACACCAAACAATGCTTTATAGATTTGTGTGCCAAAAGAAGGAATCCAGTTATTATCTGGAGTGCTTACAAGTAATGGGATTCTGCGAACAAGTTGGTCAACTTCGGTGGGAGCAATGGCTAGACCCTGCAGTGTATTATCTTTTAGAGTGTTCAGGTTTTCCTTAACTCCCATAGATACTATACCACTAATATGATTACCTTTTACAACTGTTCCTGTAGGTTTTGGGTAATTACCTTTACCATCTTCAAACATTGCAATAACAGATGGTGCATACCCAAGTGTTTGTGCAAAGACTTCATCACCACCCATCCTATCTGCTTGTGGAAAAGATATAACCCAACCTATTCCTACAGCACCTTTATTAATAAGGTCAACTTGTATTTGTGCTAATCTTCTTCTAGGAAATGGATATCCACCTTCATCTTCTACATCTTGTTCTGTAATATTTAAAATTACAAAATTACCAGAAGGTTTTTGTTTTTTTACAAATGTATCAAATACTTTTAATTTTAATATTTCTGTTGGTGTGCTTTGAAATATTAAAGGTAGTGATAGTAATATAAGAATAGGTAATAAAAATTTTTTCATTAGTTATCTTGTGTTATTTTTATTGTGCTACCTTCACCACCATTTATGGTAACAATTTTAGAAACACCATTTTGAATAAATATAACTGTATAACTTGCACCACTATCTATATCTACTCTTGCTGTATTTTGTACGTTTCTTATTAGAGTTAATTTTTCACCTGTATAAAAAGTTGTAATCTGTGTATTTAAATCTTGTCCTAACTGTGTTCCTTTTATATTAGTAGATATACCATCTTGTCCTAATACATCTTCTTCTTTTGCTATTTCTAAAGCATCAATAACATCTAATAAATCTTCAAGAAAATTTACATCAAGATAATTAATATCAAGTTCTGTAAATTCTAGTTCATCTTCTTTTAAAAAATCTTCTTCTAAATAATCTATATCTAAATCATTAAAATCTAAGATGTTTTTTTTCTTAATAACAACTTCTTCACCTTCTATCATTTCTTCTTCAGGTGGCGTAACAATTAACATATTGTCGATAATATCTAATGTTAAATCTAAAATAACTGGTTTACTTGGTGCGTTTTCAAATACAGAAACAGTAGTTGCTTGAAAAGGCTTGTTTAAAAGCACACTACCAGTAGCTGTGATAACTTCTATTTCACCACTTGATAAACCATACTTATCAGGAAGTAATACAATAAGACTACGCCCTAATTCATCTACAGTCGCTGTAAAATCTGTACCTCTAATGGCGATATTTGCTGTAGGTGTTTTAAGTTCTATATTTTGTTTATCTATTCTATTTAAATTGCCTGTAATAAATCTTGCTGTACCAAGACTAAAAGTAAGTGCCATTTTAGATTTAGATGGGTCAGGGTCATAAATATATTCATCTATTAATAATTCTGAATGTTCTGTAAGCCTTACTGTAGAATCATCAAGAAAGGTAATAGCCATACGACCATTAGTAGTGATTGCTTCATCATTACTTTGTATGCCTAAATTAACTTTAGCTTTTAAAGCTTCATCTCTAATTATTTGTGCAGAACCATTCAGTTCTGATATATCACCTATATCAGCAACCTGTGGCTGTTCCCCCATCATTTTGAGTGATACAAATATTAGAGTTAGATGTAGTAGTTTCAATTTTTAACCAATCCCTTGCTAGTGTTGATGATTGTATGATGTTAAAAGTATTACTGCTACCATCTAAATCCATATAAAAATAAGCTGAATCAGATGATGTATTTCCTGCATATCCACTACCTGTAAAGTTTATAGTGTTTGAACCACCATTAACATCCACATAATTAATTGCATTGGCATAATCAATATCAAAATCAAATTGATTAGAATCACCTAAAATAATCCAGTCTAAGTCAAGATAAGATGAATCAGAATTTTCTGCTACTTTTAAATCAAAGGTATTGCTACTACCTGTAACATCTATATTCATATCAATATAGTCAGCAGATATTAAACCAGTGCTATTAAGTAATATATCCATAACATTACTATCACCATCAAATTCAAAAAACCCAGTAAAGTTATCGCCATCTATACCATCTGACCTAAATAAATTACTTGAACCAATTTGGTTTATATCAAGTGTCATACTTATACCATCAAGGTCTAAAGCAGTCATAGTTCCTGATACAGCAGAAGTTCCACCAATAAGGTTAGAGCTACCTAATTGTTCAAGGTCAATAGATGCAGTGCTTCCACTTTGGTCAACATAAATTTCATTATCCGCGTATGTTGGCAATGCAGTCAGCATCACAATCAGGCTCATTAATTTTAATTTCTTCATATTTCCAATATCCTTTATCGTAACCGATAATAATAAGTTCTAATACAGCACCTTCTATAGCTTTCATTAATGCTATCGTAGTGCTTTCATTTCTTGAAACACCAAATTCTATTTCAACTAGTTCAGTGCCCATTTCTATAAATTTAAAAACATCTTGTGACTGTCCATAGCTTAGTATTGTCTTGCTAGACATTACTTCTACTAGTATCTCACCAGTAGCTACAGAAACCATTCTAAGGCTTACAGTGATAGTATCTTCACGATACTGAACACTTGTGCCTATTCCTAAATATCTTGCTCCTGCACCGCCTGTTATTAAGTTACTATCATACGATACAACAGCACCTTCTAGCAAGACACCTGCAAATAGCAAAGGCATAATCTTATTTTCTTCGTCAAGTTCTTCTCTTGTGCTTCTAATTATTTGTCTTTCTTTAACTAAATTATCTAAACCAACTCTTTCAACAACTCTAAAAAACTGTCCATTACTTGCGTGTTTTAATGTTCTTATTAATAAATTGCTTGGTGCTTGTGTTATTGCACTAGAAAATAAAGCAAATTCACTATTACTTTTTCTTTGACCTGTTTGGTCTGTAAAAGCTGAAGGATATACAGCAACTACTGGTCTTGATAGTGGTGCTTGTACATTTAATAATTCTTTTGATTGCAAAGAAAATATATTGGTATTTTTCTTTTGCGAATCAAATCTTAGTTGTCTAGTATCATCAATTACACTATTGATAGAACAACTAGAAAGTAAAAGAACCAATAGGTAGTGTAATCTCTGTGACTTCGCCATCTTGATTAGTTATCCTTAATGTTATGAACTGTCCATCAGAAGTATACTCTATAGTATTTCCTTCAAGTTCAATAGTTCCTTCTGTTTGTGGAGTTTCACCAAATAAGTTATCTACAAGTTGTCTTGATAGTTGTGCATAGATACGAGATTCTAAGTTACGCAAAAATCTAGCTAAAGTAGTATTTTCTTTATCTCTTTCTATTTCGTCTTGTAGAGCTTTTATTTCTTCTTTAATAGTCATTTTTCTATTAAAGGTTTGATTTTCTATAGTTAAATAATGACTAGAAGTATTAATACCACTAAAACTAGGTGATTTAAACTTATGTACTATTTGGTCTGCTTGTAAGTTTTGTGTAAATATACCTATAATTAAAGCAACTCCTACAGCCATGACAAACCATATAAGTTTATCTTTTTCAGCTTCTTCTTTTCTACGCTTGAGTTCAGCCTTGCTTGGTCTACCTGCTTTTCTTTTAATCTTTCCTTTGGTCATCTCTGTCCGCCTTTGCTAACCTATCGGTGTGCATCAATTGTGGTACACCTAGTATAGTCTTCAAAAGCGTATCTTGTCTAATAATCTCATTATCTACAGACCTAACTCTGTCTATAAGAGCTACTAATATACCGTGTTGTGAATCTAATTTTTGACCTAATCTTGCCTCTATTTCTGATATTTGCGCAGATACTTTTTCATCAAGTACATCTACTTTTGTTTCCATGCCGTCAATGATTTTGTTAATAAGTTTCCAAATAAAAAGACCTAATCCTATAGCTGCTGCTATTGGAAAACCAACTTCATTAATTAATTGAACTGCGCCGTCCATTATTCTACTGGTTCAAATTCACCTAGCTCTATTAGCTTATCTCTGTTGACTAGATGTTCTGCTTCTATATCGTCCTTGCTTTGACCAAAGTAAGCTACAGCTAAATATTTTTGTATCATTGATTCGTTTAGGTCTACATCATCAGCTATGATGCTACCTAAGACTCTGCCAAACTTACCTTTTTTATCAAGCTTGGTTTTAACTTTTACAAGGTCTGCTTTTTTTATATGGTCTTCTAAAAACTTTGAGGCCATTTTTCCTCTAGCTTTTTCGTCTAAATCTCTAGTCCGGCTCTCCGGGGTGTCAATGCCATACAAGCGTATACGAGACTTGAAAACAATGTCGAAGCCGCAGTCTATTTCTGCATCTACCGTATCACCGTCTACAACTCTCGTGATATTACACTTGTATTCGTACATTACTTATCTTTGGCTTTCATGACATTTAAAGCAGGCATGTCTATAACTTTATATAGTTTACCAAT